CTAGTATATAGGTTTGCTTGTAGTGAGATTGATAATGCAATCGAACATTCAAATTAAAAGTGTGCCTTCCGGCGCTAACGCCCCCGTTGGTTACTGTTTAATTTGAGTTGATTTTGTTTCCGGCGCTAACGCCCCCGTTACCGAATTAATTTGTTCATTTCATTGGATATTGAGCTATTAGCAAACCTAGATATAGTGTATTTGTTTGTTTACGCCCAAAAACCATAAAAATGTAGTTTAAATATGAAGAAAGGAGAGTTGAGTATTGATTCATGTAAATCTTGCTCCTTTATAGACCCTTCATTATAGTAGAACGCGGGGATTGCATCCCTCCCATTAAGGGTAAAACGTTCCTCTTTATTTTAATATGGTGTGTTTGATAACTCGCTTAACCCTCAAGTAATGATACGCTTAGAGGCTAGTGGGGACAATTTTTGATATCGGCTGCGATTAAGTTCAAAGGACAAAAATTGTTATTAAATACCTGTGTTGACATAAAGGTACTCATCATACTTGTAAGAGAGTAAGATGTAGTGGGTCGGATCAAGGCCCAAACAAAACCCATTGCTCAAAACAGAGCCCCCCTTTTTATTTTCAAACTCGGTCCTCCCGCTTCGGCATTTGGGAGGGACGAGGACGCCAAGACTCACTTGCGCGACTACCCGACGGATTACCGAAGGGAATAGCCAGTGTGTTGCCAGTTCCACTGTCCATTTTCGCACTTTGGGCAATTAAAGTGCATAAAATGGATTGTGTTTGCTGGCTTGTTTTCTCCTGAGATTATAAGCCATGAATACAATTCGTATCACCTCCAACCCAGACTTGACCCCCCAATCGGCACCTGTTTCGTGTGGCTCAGACGTTTTAATTTCGATAGGTTTTTTATGTGAACAGCTTGATCACTTCGTTCTCAATGCGAAGTGTAACTGGATCTTTCAAGATACAGTTTATGGCTGGACTATACAAGGAATTTATAAGATTTTGAATATGTATGACTACTCACAGGTGATAGTTTTTGAATCAGATGACGTGGCGTATACTCTGTGCACCACAAAAATGTCGCAACCGCGTTTCACTTGGCTACTTTCTAGTGGCAATTGCATAATTTTGCGCGATGGGCATTGGTCCATTGGCGCACCCACCACAACCGAATTTTCTCAGATGCAAGATGTGCATTTGTTAGAAGGAGGTTTCACCAAGAAAAAACCCAAACAAGAACTACCAAATTATGGATGGAATGCTACGAATCCTAAAGATGAGCGTGCTTTGTTCATAGAAAGGCAGAAAGAAAAGACTAGGAAAGAAGTGCTGAAGAAGTTACTCCATCGATCCAAAGTTCGCAATCCACCGAAATACAAAGCCTGTGCATATCCAGGGGAAAAAGAAACCATTACAGAATTTTTGGCTGATTTTTCTCTTGATCTATCCATTTTGGCTTGTTCCATTACCTCTTTCATCCAAACGAAAAACAAATTTGCCCTTGCCGCTTCCATTTTACAAATCACTCAAAATCTCATCCACACCCCTGACGTCTTTCGCTTTGTCAAATCATACTCCCATGGCCTTCTCGATAAACTCAACCCATCCGACCTTGTTCAAATCTTTGATTCTTGGGAAGAGGAAGAAGAGAAAGTAGATAAGGAACCTACCGCTCAAGAGGCCACTCAAACTTACACTCGCCGCTTGCTTCAGGGGGCCACCCACAAAGACTCAGCAACTTTTCACCATATAGTCTTTTCCAATTACCAGACTCTTCTTCAAGAAATTTCAGACAGTTCTCAAGTTGATGCCAAAAGAGGAAAGTCCTGGTGCAAGAAAATGCTGGACAATTCTCATGCCCATCTACGCGAAAATGCTGCAATATATTGCACACATGTTGACGAATTGAAATTCCGTGCTACAGCTGGATTTATGTCCGATTTTAAAAATTTTTTCCTTTCTCCCATAGGAAAGTTATTGAATAGGATGTTGTCAGCTATGGTGTTAGCTGGATTGGCAAAAACTATTAAATCCTCCATGGATTTTACAGTCGCTACCAATCTTATTAGCAATTTAGCTCGGGATTGCGATTTTGTGGATCTCCTAATTGACTTGGGTAAAAGAGGGATTACATACTTATCGAAGTTGTTTCCTGATAAATTTCAAGTTTATTTAGAGAAATTGGCGCAGGAGATGGAGTGGCATGCTTTAGATGTCAAAGTGAAAGCTGCCATGTTTGTTTCTCCAATTGTTGTCGCGCAAGGCGACTTTTACCATTACCGTGTTGGAAAAGTTCAAGCGTTAATAACTGATATGGAAAGGTATAGATTACTATCTGAAACTTTGGGAAAACCGAAACCTAAAAATTTTGAGTCCCGATTTTCTGATTTCATGTACAATCTCCGAGGACATGATAATCGATGCCTTCCTTTCGTTGTAGCTCTTGTAGGTCCTGCCGGTGTTGGCAAAACAAGCATGGTGCAGAAGATATGGCAACTTTCAAAAGTGGCCTGGCTGTTGCCAGATGCAAAAGCCGTGGCCATTACGCCCGATGCAAAATTTGATGACCCTTACGTGGGGGAAGAATTTGTCTTGTTAGATGATATTGGTGTCAACAAGCCAGAAATGACGCAAGAACCCCCCTTCGAACGTGTTATCAATATTGTGCAACGTGTTAAGAACTTTTCCAATCAATCAGAAGCCGAAAACAAAGGTAGAGTTCCGTGGAATGTGAAAACCCTTTGCCTCACCTCCAATGTCGAAAGACTAGGAGCGTATCATTATATGTCCAACCCCCTCGCATTACTAAGAAGACTTCACATTTATGTAGAGGTTAACCCTGTGGATGCGAACAAATATCAGGCAGACGGATACAAATTTGACCGCATCAATTTTGAAGAAGACTTTCAATATGTGGTTAAAGAGGCTGTTCCTGAATTCAACCCTGATCAACCCAACATCAACCCAATACGCAATGCCATGAGAGCTGTACACACTTTCACTCGTCGGAGCGAATTTTTCAAATATATCCATGAGAAAATGCTTCAGCACGTGGAGTATGAGAAAAATTTTGTTGCCGATACCAGCGATCTTTGCATGACATGTTTCCACCCCACTAATACCATAGACTGTACATGTGGCTGGGCAGATAGAGTAGATGATGCAGATATTCTGTTAGATGACCCACACATTGAAGTCCCTGATGACAACTTCTATTTTGGCGATTTACCCATTCACGATCCCCCAGACATTTTACCACCTCTTGTTCCCGAAGAACGAGATCCTTTGGTCTTTGGTAACTTCGTACCTCGCCCCGCTCCCTTAGCTCCTACTCATTTTGTGGCTGCTTCTGGATTACACTGCTCTCCTCGCCGCCTGTCAATCTTTTCAATTATCGCTTTCGTTGTGTGTTTTTGGTCCGCCATTCGACCAATTTTGTGGGCGACACTTCCATTCATGTGGGCTAATATTAGTTATGTTATAACTTTCGTGGCTTTGTTTACAATAGCTGTGTGGGCATGTACTGACTATTTAGACGCCCTTTTTGATGTGGAAGTGTGGTTCCAAACATTTTCTTGCGCTCAAAAATACCCTCAACTTTCTTACTTGGCTCTTAAATACAGAATACTTAACTTGTACATGCGACGAGTTGGTATACCATACGTTAAAGAACATCGTTTCAAATTGACACTTCTGGCCGCATCTCTCGCAGCTGGCACACTCTATTGTTCTTTTACTGCCCATCAAACCAAAACCAAGAAAGAAAAATTCACTGATTTGGACACTCCTGTAGTTCTCAGTACTGCTGCCAATGGTGTGGCTTCTCATGGCTACTCGCGTTGCAAGAAGCGCACAGTCACCATTACCAACGGCAGCAAATGGAATTATGGTCAGATCCTCGATAGTAACCGCATTCTCACCGTGGCTCACTTGTTTGAAGACACCAACCCTTACTCAGAAATTGTAGTCACGCAAGAAGCAAAAGGGAAAGTTGTTTTCACTCATAAAATAACCATGAAAAATGTTTCAATTTTTGCAGATAAAGATGTTGCGATTTTGACCGTACCTGACAATTCCACCCGATACTCTTCTATGTTTCATTCGTCGTTTACGGCAGTGAACAAATTGGATATAGCCTCCGCCTATTACTACTACGATCCCCTTCGCGACACTCTTGGCACCGCTCGTTTCATCAACTCAAGCTCAAACATCACCTACTCTTCACCTTTGCAAGTTATGCGACCTGCTCTGTCCCTTGTTTTTCACTCACAATCTCGTCCCATTCAACCTGGGGACTGTGGTATCATCATTTTTGACTCATGGGGTGAAAATGTTGGTATGATAGTAGCCACCGCTGAAGATTCAAATACTTTCGTTGCCATTCCTATTCCATCTGTTCAGTTAACTCCTCAGACAATAACCACTGAAGTAGCACCTTCTCTTCCCGGATCTTTAACTGACAAAGTCTTTTTCGCTACTAACTCTTCTCCTATGGGCGGTGCGATTAAGATAGCTGAGATACATGGAATGGTCAACAAAACTGGACGCTCTATGGCTAAACAAAGTTATTTTGCTGATTTGAATTTAAAAGTGCTTGGTTCAACAATTGATAAGACCAAGTATGGCCCTCCTTCACTCTGGAGGGGGGGTTCAATCAGGAAAAATTTTGATGATTCTTGTGTTCGAAATACCACCATTCTCAAAACTCAAAAGTCTAAAATTGATTCAAAGATAATGCGACGTGCCATTGACGATTACTTTGAAACAGTTAAAGCAACTCTCACCCCAACTGACATCAAGAAAATTCACCCTGAAACCATGTATAATGCACTTTCTGCCTTAGAGCATGGCGAACGGATACCTTGCCTTAAACCAATGAAAATGAACACAGCTGTTGGTTATCCTTTTGCTTCTGGGAAGAAAAGAGACCATATTTCTTTGAATGAAGGTCGAGTGGAGTTTTCAAGAGACTTTGCTATATTCATCGAACGTTTTGAAAGCATGCTGTTAAAAGGTCAAACCCCATTCACGCTATCAAAAATTGCTCCGAAGGATGAAGTGGTTAAAATCTCCAAGACTAAGACTCGTTTGTTTTATTCAGGAGATTCAGCTATGTTTTGTCTTACTCGGAAATATTTTTGGTGGCTGCCTTACTTGGTGTATCAACACCCTCTTGCTTTTGAATGCGCTTATGGAATCAATCCGTATAGTCAAGAATGGCAGGATATGCAAGCGCACTTAGATGTATTCGAGAACAACATGGCGGCAGATTTTGGTG